GGCCGAAGGGGAGGTCGACCCACGCCACCACATTCGAGTGGCTTGAACTAATTACTTAGTTTGCGCCAATGCTTGATGCCGACTCAATGCGGCGCAGCGATGCCTCACGGAATCGTGCGTAGCCACCGAGCCAGTACCAGCCCACAGGCTGGAAGCGGCTGAGCACGTCGACCACTGGACCGCGGACGACGCGTGGGAACGCGCCATTGCCATCCACAATCGAGTGAGCCTTGGCGAGTGCCTGACGTCCACAGATGTGGGTGCAGTACGCATCCACGGTGCCCGTCGAGCCTGAGCCGTTCGAGGCGTTCTCGAAAATCTTCGCACGTGGCGTCTCAATGAAACGCACGCCCTCGAAGGCTCCGATTTCGCCGTTGTAGATGTTGGCTGGGTCGCTGTACACGTGCGGGTCACGCCATGAAGCAACACCCGTCTCACGACGGAGGTCGTACGACACGTCTGGGTGAATGAAGCCCATGTACATGCCGTTGAACGACACGGCGTTGGCCTTGCGGAGGGCGGCGACAATCTTGCGAACGTCGTTTGCCTCGATGATGTCTGCTGCCGCAATGTTGTTGCGAGCAGTTGGGGTGGTGGTTCCGCCACCGCCGTACACGACGTTGGTGCCAGCGGCGAGCACGTCACGGATAACTCCGTCGATGCTGATACCGGCGTTGTAGCCAACGAGGTTTGCGGCTGCTGCATCCACGTCAAGGAACGACGTGCCACGCAACTTGGCGGTGGTGTTAACGGCATTGCCGTATTCGTCCAGGGTTACTTCAACCTGGCTGTCACCCATGGCCACTGGGGTCACGTCGGTGTCTTCAGTCAGGGTGGAGGTCTTCTCAGTGAGGTCGTTGAAAATGGTGAACTTCACCGACGAACCTGGCATTGCCTGGGCGACAGGCATCACGTCTGCAACCGCGTCGAACAGAAGTTCGGAACGGAGTGCGAAGTACGCAATTCTGTCAAATGCAACCTGGTCTGTAAGCAGGCTGCTCTGTTGTGTCTTACTCATTACCTGTAATTCTTTCTCCCACAGGCTGGGAGCCTGGGGCTAGATGTCTTGTGCTTGTTCTCTCATTTGTGCAAGTAGATGCATCACTTCGTCCTGACTGCGAGTTGAGTTCAACTTCTTTACCCAATCAACCTGTTCGTCGGTTTGCTCGCCAGCCGTGCTTGCCTTTTGAAGTCGAGCCCAAGCCCTTTTTTCGGACTCGTCTGCAACTTCCATTGGCTTCTGCGGCTGTAGGAGGTTTGCCTCCTCTGCTGCTGCCCTAATCGCTTCGGCAGACACCTCGCCGTCGTAACCCTTCATGAAGTATTTGGCCACTGGAGCATTCACATCAATGCCTGCTTCAGCGAAAGCCATCTTCCGCTTGAGGGTTTCCAACTCCTGCGCTTGCTGTCGGAGAAGTTTGTTCTCTGACTCCACCTTCTTCAGGTGCGCGCGTACGGGGTCTTTGGATACCGTTTCGCTCGTCTCATCATCAGAATCGTCGATGACATTTGACATTGCTCACTCCGTTCTGCCCACTTCCAACAGGAGGTCTTGGAAGGCTGCGATAACCCTTTTTGCTGAGGTCGGTTCGGGACTCCGACATTGACAACAGTACACCACGCAATGTGGAATTTGGAGGAACTACTGGGCCATCCCTGCGCCGGTCTCAATGGTGCCCGATGTAGCACCACCAGTGCTGGCGAATCTGCCACCACCCAAGAACTCTCCACGGCGCATCGCAACGCGGCGTGCAAGTTTCTTTTCTGCCTCTGGGTCAAATCCAAATGTTGCGCCGAGTTGCTCTTGCTGGCTCAAAGCCGTTGACTCTTCGCCAGTCATGGTCTCGTACAGACCGCTTCTGCTGCTCATGGTGGCAAAGCCCTGCATGGCTTGCTGCTCGGTAATACCCCTGGCTGCGAGTTCTTCAGCCGAAGCAGCAGTCAGTTCCATACCACCCTGTTCCATGGCGCGGGCAGCCAGTTTGGCGGCCTCTGCCCTGCGGTTCAGTATCGGCATGGTCTCTGCCGGGTTCAAGAAGTAGGCGGCCAGGTCTGCGTCATTGACGTTGTACAGCCTCTGCATCTGGGTGCGCGTGGCAGGGTCTGCCTCTTGCACTCGGCGGTAGCCGTCGCTAATGCGGGCCTGGAGTTCCTGTGGGGACACATCGCCCTCAAGGAGGGACTGGATGAGTTCTGGTCGGTTGAAGTACTTGTCCATTCCGTTGGACTTCATGACCTCGCGATAGACGTTCTCCATCTGCACGTAGGTGCTTGGCTGCAACTGGGGCAAGCCGGCAGCGGCACGCTTGACATTGGCCGCAAACCTCTTCTTAAAGGCTTCGGTCTCACGGAGTTCGTACATGACGGCAGACTCGGTGGTGATGCCGCGGGCCATAAGGTCGCCGATTTGGTCCTCAAGGGTCTCCAACCCGAACCTAGCCAAGTAGGTACGAATCATCGTCATTGAGTTGCTGGTGGTTACGTCTGGCGCCCCGTTCCCGCTGCTGCCCTGGCTGCTGCCCATTGGGCGAGCCACATACATGCGGTCCAGTTCGTTCATGACATCTTCTGCCGAGTAGGTGCCAGCCTCAGCCCCAGCAACAAGGGTGTCAATGTAGTCCTGCTCTGCTGCCGTGTAGTAGGCGCCAGTTCGTTCAGCCGAAGTCCTGATGGTGCCCATCCGTGACACGTTGGCCTCTGCCAACAACTGGGCAGGGGTCTTGGCTGGCGGGGTTGACCCAGCGCCAAGAAGGATGTCGTCTGCCGCGTACATGCTCATGTCACTCATATCAACGCACCTGACCCCATGACTTTTCCATCATCATGATGAACTTGGCAGCCTGGTCTTGCGCTGCCCGAGTGTTGCCCCATCCGTACTGCGGGTCCTTGCGGAGCAGGTACTGAAAGTCTTCAGCGGTCATGCTCGTGCCATCGGCGCGCTTGTTGAACACAACCGAGAACTTTGGGTCGGTCATCTTGATGTCGGCTGGATTCTTCTCAAGCGTGCTCGCGGCGATGTTGCGGTACGGCTCAAAGATGTCATCCAGCGTGAAGCCCTGGTCGAACTGGTCGCTGAACTGCGAATACATAATCTTGGCGTTGTCCCTGGCCTTCTTCAAAAGCATCTCTTCGGTATAGGTGGTGCCAAGGTATGGCTTGCCGGTGAGCGCAGAACGAATCTGGTCGTCAAGTCCAGGCGGGCTGTAGTTGAAGCGCTTGAGGGATTCCTTGAGCGTGGTGGCGGCATCTGTCTGGCCAACCGTGGGTGGCATTCCCTGTGCTGCCTGACGGTCAGAGATGATTGAGTACGCGTAGTAGCCGGTCTGTAGGTCGCTTGCTTCTGTGCTCAGTGCGTAAGTGGCAAGGTCGCGCAACTGCGCATCATCAAGTTCAAGGCCGGCATAAGTCTTGCGAAAATCAGCAACCTTGGTTTCAATTTTCTTGTCTTTATCTGGCTGACCCAACAGGGCCCACTTGCGACGCGACGCATCGGTTGATGTGTAAAGTTTCGTGCCCTGCACCTTGGACAGCCAGACAGCGCGACCAGCATCGGTGGTCAGGTCGTAGGCGTCCGGGTTGTTTGCATAGGAGATGAATAGGTCAATCAGGTCGTCGCCGAGAATGGAGCGGGCCTTGGCTTCTCCATCTGCACCGTCCACCATTGAGGAGAACTGTGGGAAGTCAGTCTTGAACTTCTCTCGCCAGTCCTGCTTGGGGGCCTTGGGTGTCTTTGGTTTTGGAGCCATTATTGACCCAGCGCCTGAAGTGCGAGTGCGATTGCGTTACCTAAACCCCAGGTCGTTTTTGCCGTTGGGTCGGTTTGTTCTGCGAACTTGCCAGCAGTCAGTGCGGTGCTCGGCATCTGCTGTCCGGAGGCAACGGCAGCACGCTCCTTGTTTTGGATGAAGTCGATTGCCTCGGCCAATTCCTTTTTGTTCGGTGCTCGTCCGAGTTTGGAAAAGAATGCTTCGCGCGCGTAGGCCATCGCATCCTCGTCGGACGTAACGCGCACACTCGGTCCACCCTCGCTGACGCTTGCAAACGAGCCGAGCAATCCAACCATGTCCGACCAGGTTTTCTGGTTGACATTGGCAAGACTCAAAAGTCTTGCCCACACGGATTCGTCCTCTGGAGTCCAGCCCAAGCCTTGTTTCATGGCTTCGCTGACCTTCCTGTTTCCGTACCAGCCAACGCGCTCCAACTCTTTAGAAACCTGGATGCGCTGGTCAGTGGTCAACTTGTACATTTCGCGAGCGACGACAAACGGGTCCTCCAGGTCGTAAGCCTGTCCAGCAATTCGACCGTCGTTGTCAAACAGCACCGGACCCTGGACGTAGTGTTCGCTGATTGCTCCAGTCCTGGAACGGAAGTGGCGAATCTTGATGTTGACGTTGGAGCGGATTGCTGCCGCTTCTTCAGCCGAAAGTTTCGGAGACCAACCGGAATACTTGCGGCGAGGATAAGGGCTCTGGCTTAGCAGGGTTGATGGGAAATCCGCAACCGTAGCCGACGTGTCTACCGGCGGCGTTGCGTTTCCGCCCGCATCTTTTTCCTGTGGCTTCATTACCATTTAGATGTCAACTTCCTGTACTAAGAAACGCTGCCAGATTCTATCAAATTCAGGGTTCGCAGCAGAGAGCGACTCACCCAACTGGTACAGAGCCTGTCGTGCAGCGGCTGCTTTCTTGG